TCTCCGCCTAAAACTACTAGGTCAGCATGTTGCTGCATTTTTTTAAACTGTTCTATAAATAGTTGAAATCTGTTTTTAGCCCATTCAACTGGCACGTTTTTACTTCCCAGTTTTATGTGAATATCCGCAGTGAATAGTATTTTCATTTTGCACCAGACAAAATAGCCCGCTAAAGTATCAGCTTTAGCGGGCTTTGTGTTTAACCTAGCTCTTTTACAGCTTCTTGATCGCTTTGGGACTGTTCTTCTTCTACACCAGCTTGTAGTTTTTCAAGCAGTGCTTTGATTTCATCAGGGTTTGCACGAGGATATTTTTCATCAATAGGCAGTGCTTTTTCTGCTAGTTCTAGCTCTTGATCATTTAGTTTGCGTTGTTTGCAACGTAGTACTTGTAATGTATACTCTACGTTATAAGCAAGCGGGCCTGTTTTTACTCGTTTAAATACTACGTCCCAACCAGTTTCTGGATCAGTAGGATCACCCAAATCTTCTGCCGCAGTAAGGATTTGTTCAAATAGTTTCTTTTTAAGGTTAAGTACTTTTACTTTACCTTCTTTAGGATCAATACAGTTAACTGCATAACTCCAGCTACAACGAAGGTCTTGATGAAACTCAGGAACCCAATCTTTTTCTAGATTGTCAAATTTTTCTTTTTCACGACTAAAAGCCAAACATTCAATAGGAATGTCTTTGTTATTAGTGCCTTTAACCCAGTAAACATAGCGTGGTAATACGCCGCCAATTAAACGAACAGTATTTTCGCCGTCTTTGTACTCGTAGCTTTCAACTGAAGATTTCTGTGCGCGACCTTTGGTTTGCTTAAAGCTTAGTGCCATTTTTAAGTTTCCTCGTGTATAAATTTAATTTGTTTGTTTGCAATAATTAAAAGCGGGTTTGATTTTATATTGTTTAAATCAACGTCAGGATATAGTGTTAAGTCTACAGATTTAATCTGATAGGTTTTATATAAACCGTAATTTCTTAATGCAGCTAATCTAATGTACTGTGCTCTATATGCTGAGTCTATGCCCGTGTGTTTAAAAAACGGTTCAGGTTTTAATAAAAAACTACTGCCTGCCCGTAATCTCCGCAATGGCTTGTATTTTTCTTGTTTGTTTTTTGGTATAGTTATGCCTCTGTAAAATTTGTATAAGGCTTCAACCATGTATTCAGGATCACCTAGTGTGTCCCGGAGTAAAACATCAAAGTTAAAAAATAAAGTCATTTTTAGGATTTAAGAATATATTATACCATAGTATGTGTAGATTTACAAGTGTAAATTTTTATACCAGTTCAATGTTCCAGACTTTACGCATATAAAATCCAAGTCTATCCCTGTTTTGTTTTTTATCCATAAAACCTGAAAATTGCATATCTAAGACTACTGGTTGCAGTTTATCTTCATGTTGACGTTGAATTCTACCAACAATTTGCTCTAGTAAACTATCATTTGCAATAGGTACTGCTAAGATAACACAACTAAGTGAATTTATGGAAATGCCTTCGCTAAAGATTTGCCTACTACCAGCAATGCACATTTTTTCTTTTGTGAGTAGCTGTTGCTTGACTTGTTGCCGTTGTTCAAAATTGGTTTCCCCAGTAACCAACACACAGGTTTCTCCAACATATTCCTTTACCTTTTGTAAAAATCCAACTCTGTCTGCTATAACTAAAACTTGATGCCCAAGTGCTACCTGAATTTTTGCTAGTTGTGAGATAAATGCCTGATAGTCTTCGTCCTCTGTTAGCGCATTAATTTTTTCTACCCAAGTAGCACCGGGCTTTAAGGTAATACCGGTTTGTATTAGTTTAACTTCAGGATTTAGTGTATGTGATTGTGGCGGCTTATATACTTTTTGACCAAAAAAGTCAGCAAACATTACGTGCTTGCCGTCTTTGCGGATCATAGTTCCGCTAAGTGCTATTCTATAACGAGCATGAAAATCATCTATTAACTGTGAAAAAGTACTAGCAGGACAGTGGTGTGCTTCGTCTAAGATTATAGTGCCGAATTCTTTAGCTAGTTTTGCGCTGTGTTTTACTAGTGTTTGTACATTAGCTACTGTAATAGCATGATCTTCCCAGTCCATACTGCCACCACCAATAACACCTGCTTGCATACCAAATAACACTTCTACTTCTTCACGCCACTGATCTCGTAGTGCGGTAGTATGCGTAACTACTAGTGTTTTTTGACCTAATTTTTTAGCTACGTGTAAGGCAGTAAAAGTTTTGCCCCAACCTACTAGTGCGTTAATAAAGCAGGTGTCGGTAATTTCGTCATAAACCACTTGCTGTGTATTACGTAGTGCAAATTTAGGTTCTGGAAAAGGTGCTGGTACTTGTGTGCGTTTATCTATAATTTCATAACCTTTAGGAATTAAGTCTTGTCGTCCTTGCGGTATACTTAAAATGCCTTTTGGTAGAACTTTATAGTTTTTGATAGTTTCTACTGTACTAAATTGTTTGCTACCTGTATCTTTGTGGATCTTATAAGTAAGCGTTTTAATAATTTGCTTGGTCTCCTCCACACCAGGATTATCCAAGTAAATTCTGTTAGAGATAACTGCTTTAGGCATTATACTAACCTATGTGTTGTTTTAAATGCTTCATTGTAAAATCCATATAATACATAACTTAAACCCCAACGCAACACACCTGCATAATATTGATCTGGTTTAGGTGCATACATGCACTTAAATCGCTGTGGTAGACCTTGCACTTCTATGACCGCACCCATACCCTCAAGCGGCAAAACTTTTTTAATCTTGTAGGCAGCCAGCTTGGCGCGGCTAGTTTTTCTGTACTGGAATATTTTTCCGGTATTGTCAATAAACCACGTAGTTTGTTTGGCTATTTTAATTAAATCGCCTAAAAAGTATACGGCTTGACGAATAGGAAAAAGTTTAGCGCCCACTATAGCCAGCCTACGTAAACCTAGTGTAGCTCCAGCCACGGATTTATCATCTACAATGCGTAAACCTACCTTAGTGGCTAAAGATTCCTTGTCTACATACTCTTTTGAGTAGTAGACAAGGTCACCATCTTGAGTAGGTTTATGTTCGCCTAGTCTAAACACGGGCCAGCTTATCTCCAGCAAATTCATAACGTACCTCAAAATCACCAAAACTATAGTCATCGCCTATGTCTTGGTCAACGCCAATAGGAGTACCAGGAATGCTACATCCATGATCACGTTGAGTGTTTAATTTTAGTATTTTACAATATTCTTCAACGTCTTGATCTTTGACTACGGCTACAATAGAGTCATGTACAAGCATAAAGATTTTTGCATCTAAATTTGCTAGTTTAATGCTTTTAGCAGTTCCCATAGCGCCTAATAAGTTAATGTCACTAGCTAGACTTTGTACTTCGGCATTAATGCCGCTGCGTACTTCATGCGCTGCAATGCCTTTGTCGCTACTAAATACGTTAGGAAGCCTGCGTTTTCTGCCAAAAAATGAGTAAGTAAACCCATTTTGTTCAATAAAGCTCTTACGCTCGTCTAGCCAGTGTTTTAGTCTGCTAAATTTAGCAAAGTACGCCTTAATATCTTCGCGGGCTTGCTCTACTGGATATACTTCACCAGTTGCTTTACTTACTGTTTGTGAAACTTTATTAGCACCCGAACCGTAAAGAATACCAAATGAGATTGCCTTAGCACTTTGACGCATACTAGGGTATTCTTTTTTAACAAACTCTACAGGACACGGTAAGTTAAATACCATTTTAGCAATTGTCGAGTGAAAGTCACCGCCGCTGCTAAATACTTGTTGCAGATTTTTATCACCACTAAGCACAGCAGCATAGTACATCTCAGCTGTTGTTAAGTCTTGTGATACTATTTTGTATCCAGCTGGTGCGCGGATACATCCTTTAATGATTGGATTGTCTCGTGGAATCTGCTGAGCGTTAAACTTGCCACTACTAGACAGCCTGCCACTAGTGGTAAAAATAAGATTAAAATTTGTACGAATTCGCCCATCTTTGTCTAGCTCCGGTAGGATTTTTTGAATATAAGTATTTTGAATTTTACCTAGCTGACGCACTTTTAAGATTGCGCCTGGCAGTTCATGTTCTTCGGCAAGTTGTGCTAGTACTTCTGCATCAGTTGAAATTGCACCAGTGCCAGTTTTCTTGCCTGTTGGTTCTAAACCTAAGTAGTCGAACAAGACTTCGCGTAACTGCATTACACTATTAGGATTAAAGATTTTGCCACTAGCTTGTTCAAACTGTTTAACTGCGTCAAAGCCAAATACTATTTCTTTAGCCTGTTGAATTTCATTGTCTAGGTAAAGGTTAGCTCTTTGCATACGATCTTTACAGATTGGAATACCTACTTCTTCCATGTCCATTAAAAATAGTGTGCCGTCTACTAACAAGTTTTTATAAACCCAGCGTAGTTTTTCGTTAGCCTGTAGTATAGGCCAAAATTTATTAAATAACTCAAATGTTACTGCTGTATCAATTGCAGCATATTCACTGATAATATCAAATGGAATTAAATCGTAACTAAACTGCTCTTGTAGTAAGCCATGGCTAGTACAGTAGTTTCGTTTAAATTCGTCCAGTGCACTATCATAGTCGCCGTAGTCTGTATACTTTAGGGCTAATTGTTTTAAGCCATGACTGTCGGTTTCGTCTAGTGCATAGTGCATAACCATAGTGTCGTGTACACGCTCACGGTTAAAATCAATGCCAAGATGGTATTTAATCATTTTATAGTCAAATTTCATATTATGAAAAATGGTATAAAATTCATTGGCAATTTTTTGCAACATTGCAATGCAGTCTTCATCCATGCAGTCTGTGGTAATGTACCTGCCCTGCTTAGCCTTGTAGGTTAGTGAGACTCCAAGTACGTATCCGTCTCGCGGATAGAGTGCAGTTGTTTCCGTGTCCCAAGCCACATAACCTTGGGCATTATCCAAGATTTCTTGTAGGTAAGCTTTGGCTTGGTTTGTGTCATCAATACCAGCAAAATCACCAGTAGTAGGTGCAGCAACACTATCATTATAATACTTAAGAATCTTATCTACGGCTCGTTGAAAGTCAGGTTTGCCTTCGGGCTTAAATGCCAGCATAGCTGGATTTGTAATTGGCACAAATTT